ATCCTGTCCTGCTGCGTAAGTACGAATACTTACGCGAGTATTGGCCCGATCCCGCTCAGGAACTGATCCCGAAGTTCTATTGCGACTACGACTACACCCATTGGATGGTGGCGCCGACTCCTGATACAGCCTACAACTTTGAGGTGCTGTACTACGAGCGCATTCAACCTCTGGACTCTTCGAACCAGACCAATTGGTTCACGATATACGCTCCGCAGGCGCTGCTGTATGGATCTCTGTTGCAGTCGATGTCTTTCTTGAAGAACGATGAGCGAGTCCCTCTGTGGCAAGGAATGTACGATCAGGCCATGCAGACCCTCATGGCGGAAGACAAGTTGAGAATCGCTGATAGACAAGCGGTAGCGGTGGATTCATGAGATACCACATCTACATCATCACAAACTCAAAAAATGCCAAGCAGTATGTTGGCATCACAAAAAGTTTGAAGAACAGATGGAAGCAGCATCAGAGCACCAATGGCAGTTCGCCGCTCCTCCATGCATCCATAAAAAAGCATGGCGTTGAGAATTTTGTCTTTACTCATATCGCTACTGCTTTTGATCTTGGGTGTGCTCAATCAATTGAGCAAATGTTGATCGCGGAGCACAACACTAAGGTTCCACACGGCTACAACCTGACGGACGGCGGCGAAGGTGTTCGTGGTCTTCTTCTCTCTGAAGAGACAAAAAAAGTTCTCAGTGAGAAGTCTAAGAAGATGTGGCAAAACGAAGATCATCTTGCAAGGCAGACGACTCTTAGGACTTCTGAAGAGTATCGAAAAAGTCAAAGCGAAAAAGCAAAGGCGGCATGGTCTAACCCAGATCTCTTGTCAAAACTGAAGAAGCCCAAGAACCATGGCGACAAGATACGAGCAATCAGAACTGGCGTAAAGCAATCTGAGGAGACGGTTGCCAAGAGGGTTTCAAAGATTGTTGGCAAGAAGAGATCTGAAGAGACAAAATTGAAGATGAGCGCCGCCAATAAGGCAGCATGGGCTATAAGAAAGGCCAAGATGCTTGCTGCTGAAGGAGCAACAAATGACTAGTTACAACTCTCCATTCACTGGTACGGTGATTCAGCCGACCGACGTTTCGTACCGGTCTATCACCCTGTCGGCCAACACTCAGTTGCAGTGGCCGATCAACGGCAACGCGACTGACGACTACTCAGCGCGGATCATGAATGTGACGGCCACCACGGGTGGCTTGTCTCTTTATATGCCGCCTGCGAATCAGACTTCCGTCGGAAACGACGCCCTGATCCGCAACGTCGGCGCGAACTCGTTCACGGTCAAGGACTACGCCGGGACGAACACGATCATCACCGTTGCCGCGGGTGAGGCCAAGTACATCTACATCACGGCCAATCCGACAACGACCGGAACTTGGGGCAACATCGCCTTCGGAACCGGGACTTCATCTGCTGATGCGGCGACCCTTGCAGGGTATGGCCTCCTCGCAACTGGCACGACGCTGAACCAGAGCCATCCGGTTTCGTCGCTGATCACCGGATACACGTTTGCTGACTCCGATCGCGCAAGCACTTATGTTTGGACCGGAGGAGCGGGCACTGCCACTCTTCCCAATGCCTCGAGCCTTGGAAACAACTGGTTCCTCCTGTTCAAGAACAACGGATCCGGCACGGTTGCAGTCAGCACCACCAGTTCTGAACTGTTCGACGGACTGACCGCAAAGGCGTTTGCTCCCGGAGAGTCATCGTTCATCGTCTGCACCGGAACGCAGTTTGTCACGGTCGGCTACGGACAGAGTTCAGAGTTTGCCTTCAACGTCCTGACCAAGCCTGTGACGGGTGGCTCTTACACCCTGACGGCTTCTGAAGCATCGAACACGATCCAGTTCTACACCGGCACCCTGACTTCGAACGTCACGGTCAACTATCCGCCGGTCGTCAACCTGTATGTGATCTCCAACCAGACCTCTGCAGGTGGTTTTACGCTGACGGTCACAACAGGGATTGTGGGTGCCGCTAATGCGGTGATCCCTGCAGGCGGTCAGGCGACGGTCATCTGCGATGGCACGAACTTCTACAACGCCAACACAACTCAAGCGGGCGCAACATCGATCTCTCTGTCAAACGGAACCGCAGGCGCCCCAAGTCTGAACTTCGCCTCTGAGACCAATACAGGCGTCTACAGGCCCGGAGCGGGGCGCTTTGGCATCTCCGTGCTTGGCAGTCTGATCGCTGATGTGAACGCCTCAGGATTGAGTATCACGGGCACGGGAACCTTCTCTGGCGGCGTCTCTGGCGGGTCATTCTGAGATGACTAAGAAGGTCTTCTCTCTCGATACCCTCCCCGGCGTACAGCGGGACGGCACTCTTTTCAACAAAGAGTATTACTCCGACGGTCGTTGGGTGCGGTTTCAGCGCAAGCGTCCCCGCAAGATCGGCGGCTACCGAGAGATTACTCCTGACCTAGCGGGGCCTTCTCGAGGCATTTACCTTGCCCCTCGAGGCGACTTCAACAACGTCTACAGCGGTTACTCCGACGGCGTGCAAGTGCTTCCGATCAACAACAACGGCATCGGAGCAGGCATCACGGACATGAGGATTGGCGGCGAGATCGCCACTGTCTCCATCCTTGATGCAGGAACCGGGTACACGAACGGCACCTACACCAATCAGCCCTTGATTTATCCCGGAACAGGCGATGGACTGTCTGCCTACGCCACGATTGTGGTGGCGGGCGGAGTCATCACCTCGGTGACGTTGACCTCTGGTGGAATGCGGTTTGTCGCAGGCGACCAGTTGACTGCCAACATCCCTGCAGGGTCTGGGCTCCTGATTCAGGTTGACACGATCAACAGCCCGTTTACCCCGAGTGATGAGTATCTGTGGCAGTTTGACACCTTCGTGGACTCTGCCAATAGCCAGAACAACCTTTTGTTGGCGCATCCGTCGCAAGACCTGAACAACATTGATTCTCAGGTCAACACTCCCCTGCTGATTGGCCCAATCACCGGGACGATCCTGTACGCCGCGGGTGTGTTTTCTCAAGAAGCGGCGACGATTACCTCCGGCTCTCCAACAGTTACTCTGTCTGTCGCCAACCTGAACATCGGCGCAGGACAGGCTGTTCGTGGTCCGGGCATCGCTGCAGGCACCAAGGTGCTCTCAATCAGCACCACGACGCTGACGCTGACCCAGAACGCTACGGCCAACGGCTCCAATGTGGATCTGATCTTCGACAACGAGATCAGCGTCTCCGGAGGGGTTGTTTCCCTGCATCCCTACGTCTTCGTGTACGGCAATGACGGGCTGATCCGCAACTGCGCTGCAGGCAATATCGACGACTGGACCTCTGCAGAAGCCAACGCGGTGAACGTGGCCACCGGAAAGATCGTCCAAGGCCTGCCTGTTCGGGGTGGTTCTAACGCTCCTTCTGGCCTGTTCTGGTCTCTTGATTCCCTGATTCGCGTCTCCTACAACCCGACGAACGTCGTGGTTGGCGGAACGACGATCACTCAATACTGGCGCTACGACATCATCACGAGCCAGTCCTCTTTGCTGTCGGCGCAGTCCATCATTGAGTACGACGGCATCTACTTCTGGTGCGGCGTGGACCGCTTCCTTCTCTACAACGGTGTGGTGAAGGAGATCCCCAACGACCTGAACCAGAACTACTTCTTCGACAACATCAACTACAACCTTCGGCAGAAGGTGTGGGTGACGAAGGTGCCTCGTTTTGGTGAGGTCTGGTGGCTCTACCCTCGAGGCGACGATACAGAGGCTACGGATGCTGTCATGTACAACATCCGAGAGAACGCTTGGTATGACGCCGGAAGCGCTCTTGGATCTCGTCGATCTGAGGGTTACTTCTCTCAGGTCTTCCGCTTCCCCTTGGAGGCGGGATGGGAGGCCAACGCTACCGGGACGATCACTCGAGTTTCCATCACTAACGCCGGGACCGGCTACACCGATGGAACCTACTCCTACATCTCCTTGACCGGTGGTGCGGGAACTGGAGCCTCCGCCACCTTTGAGGTCTATGGCGGGATCGTTACGAAGGTCACCATAGAAGCCAAGGGTTCCGGGTACGTTGTTGGGAACACCCTGACGGCAAGTTTTGGAAGCGGCTCTAACGTAGAGATCACCGTTGATGCTGTCAACGATGCAGTTTCTCTGTGGCAGCACGAGGTTGGGAAGGATGAAGTGAAAGGCACGATGGTCAACGCCATCGAGAGTTACTTCACGACCTCTGACCTCGGTGTTA